TCTTCCAAAGCACCGCGTTCGATCAACTTATCTTGAAATAACTCGCCCCCTGCTATTTTGATTTTAATATTATGTCTTTTAATTTTCGGTAATGCTTTCTCAAACAAGCGAATTCTTATATCGGTATTTTCTTTTGACCACCGAATAATATCAATGTTCTTCTGAAAACAGAACTTGCATTTCATATTGCATTCACTAAACAGGGAAACTACAATCTCCTGAGTTTGCTTTTCATCAAAGAAAAGACTATCTTCAGGATTATTATGCAATTGAATTGGAATAACGGTCATGGGTTGACAAAAACTCTGAAATACTTCTTAAACCACAGCAATCTTTTTCGTTGCAAATATGCTCGGCAAGACAACAAGAAAAATACGGGCACAAAGAACATTTAGCAACATGTTCTATGTATTCTCTTTCGCTATACGATCTGAACGAGGCATAATCCTCGAACTCAACAAACGATTCAATACCATTATTATACTGAGTCGTTGCAAAATTTCCATTCGGCATAACAAAAACGTTATCAACCGAATAAACCTTAAAAGACTTCCAAAACGGAATGTTCAACAACTCAAAAGAATAGCCCCCATTGTTATATTCGTAAATCAACTGTAAGCAAAACGACTCATATTGTGATACCAAAATATCGTACCTGACTCTAGCATTAGCGGATGGGTAGTATTGTAGAAACCTTACCCCTCCTATCTTCAGCGTTTCTAAATCCACTAGTATATCCCTAATAGGTTTTTGCAAAACGCTTGGGGTAACCACTACTAAAACAGATAGGTTTTGCCTGTCCGTTTCAGAAAGGCGCATTATGTTCTTTCTTGCTATAAAATCTATTTTCTTTCTTTCGTCGTTTAGGCTTGTTGCAACCATAAGGCGCTTGTCATGCAACAACTCAACGCTTCGCTTAAAGTTCGTTAGATTGGTTGTTACCATGATCTTGCTAGTAGTAAACCCACTCAGCATTTCAAAGAGAGTTTCAATATACCCCCTATCCAAAAGACATATTTCTCCGCCGAAAACATCAAATTGGAAATCGTTAATGCCTTCTGCCTTAGAGACTTCTTTAATCCTGTCCACTAACTTCGAAAGATCGATGGTTTCCTTATTGTGAATACTATTCCCCAAATAACAGTATTCACACGATCCATTACACAGAAAACTTGGTACTATCGATATATTCATATACCATCTTCAAATGACACAGTTCACCGCAATCATTAAACACCCGATTACACATACCACCGCAACAATAGAAGTAGTCACACATATAACAATTATGAGATTCCATCAACTTTTGTGTTGCTGTATATAAATCACAGCATTGGTAATATAACTTATCTGTAATTGTTGCACCATGACAACAGTGATAGTGCACGTTGCTTCTATCTAAAAGGGACTTAACTAAATCCATCCTATCGTAATTTTCATACAAATGGATGAAGAATTGCGCCAATAGCCTCTCATCAACACACTCTTCGTCTATCTCCGAGACTTTTGCGTTTATAATGGTGGTTGCCTTGTCATAGTAGTCAAATTCTGATAATATGTCTCTATTATAGAAGTCTTCAAACACCTTAAACAAAGAGCCTTTCCTATGCATTATGCAATCGATTGCTGTTCTAGTCATAATGATAGCAAGTTTTGGTTCAATACCATAATCCTTTGCTTTAAAAACATTTGCAATGAACCTTTCTATCTGAGTTTCTTTTGTAAACCTTCCCTTAAAATCGAAGGAACATCTTACAACGGCATTAATCCTTTTTAAGAAAGCAAAGGGTCTTTCACTATTCTTAAAAATGAAGTTACTTGAAATATACCACTGCCATGTAATCCCATGCTCTCGTAAAAGGCTTTCTACAGAATCAACAAAGGCATAATACCACTCATAAACCTCATCGGAGAATTTGTCCTGAAATAACTCGCCACCAAATAGTTTTATGTCAATATGCTTATGATGAAAGATGCGACTGTTTATGAGTGTTTTGAAATGCTCAAATCGAAGATCAATTGCGCTCTTACTAACCTTTTCAAAAGAGCGGTTACGATCTGCACAAAACGAGCACTTCATGTTGCATTCTGTAAAAAGACTGATCACAACTTCATAACGGTCATCTCTATCATACGGAGTCGGTTTATAAGAGTCCAAGGATGTGTCATACAGTTTAATTGGTATTGTTTTGCTCATTCAGAAACCTTAGAATTCGATCATAAGATTGCTTAACACTTTCACAGTGTGTTTCCACGTCAGAATATGTCTTTGTTGCCCCTATATGCACTCTACACCCGTTGCATATGTCAAACTTATCACACGTATAGCATTCGGGCTTCAATACAGACATGAAAGGATCTTTCTTGGGGTTCATGATCTTCTTATCGTAGAACTTAACCGTACTGTGATAATCCCTATAGATCGAACAGGTAGTCAGTCTCCCAAGATTATCACACGCGTACAATGTCGTACAATTGTGGTTAAACGGGCATGACAAGGAAGTCGTGTTTCCTTTCACCGCGTCAATCAGGTATCGGCAATTATCTTCATATTGACCAAGACCACTACAGATGATATCCGCCCATTTCTCTATCATCTTATGAATTGGATAATACACAGTCGAGCGTCCCTGTGGCAGTGTGGGGTTAATCTTACACGAAGTGTTAAGTTCTTTTGCCAAGAGGACAGTCTTTAAAACAGAATCTTCGTTGTCTTCATCTATAACGGATATGAACGGGAGAGGTTTACCGACTTGAGTTTTAAAAAGATCATACATGCGTCTGAATGTCTGTTCATCCAAGATCTTTGTTTCCGAAAACCTTCTCTTGTTGCCATACTGAAACGAGGTACATATATCAAGCAAAGGATGTCGGAAGATTTCTGTCCAAACCTCAGGTCGTTTGTAAAAATTCCAAAGGTTTGTTGTCATCCCTATACTTCCAATGTCGGGATACCTTTTAGAAACCTCTTCAACGATTTCGGTAAATGCCTTAATCCCAATCGAGGTCGGTTCTCCCCCTTCAAGAGAAATGCTTTTCACAGCAAACTTCTCATTAAGAGAATCAATTACTCTACACACATCATCTTTTGACATATCATGAGTATCAAGATTGCTTGCCGAGCAAAACTGACACTTCATGTTGCACTTGTCTGTTAGTTTAATGATTAAATTAATTGACTGTATAGGCATAAATTAAAAACCGCTATTACATCTTATTTTATAGTGAGTAATAGCGGTTAGAGGTTAAAAACAGAGAACTTTTAAAGGAGGAATTCTTTTAATCTTTCGTCGTTCTTCTTATAGAGGTCATAGACATAGAAGAGAAGCATCGGATTGATATTATCCGTTGGAGTGTAGGAATACAGCAAATCGCCCCTGTATCCATTCTCTCTAACGTTGATCATCGTCTCTAGGATAGGCTTTGCTTCAAGATCACCCTTAAGGATATCAGTAAGGAAAAGAAAGTCTGTATAGTCGCCAGAGTAATTGTCAACAACGTTCTTCTCTAGATCCCAATGGTATTCGTCTATATGCTTCTGATAGAACCGAATAGCCTCTATAGCCGCTAGACGAAATTCTTCAAATTCGTCAACATTGAGTTTTCTATCCTTAATGATTACGGGGTTCATGAATAACTTCAATGAATCCGACTTAGCAATTTCTTCCTCAATGTCATCGGTATAATCGCAGTTTTTATGAATATTCAAGAGGTCATAGCGCCCATATTCAAGGCATACCTCACGAATATGATTAACAGCAACGTTCTTCAACTGACGAACGAGGACATCCTCGAACTTCTTATTGTCCAAAAGAGTATTTGCAATCTGATATTCCGTGCTAATTTCGTTCAAAATCTGTGAACGGAATTCTTCTACCTCTGTAGCATCTCCGCTAAACACAGTCTTCTTAAACAAACTCACGAATGTCTTCTTCGGGATTCGCTTTACACCTTGCTCCATCAAATGTTCAGCCGAGAGAAGGTCAGTACCACGCGTAATGGAGTCAAGATGGCAATGGAAGACAACAAACTTATCGATACTAAGTTTATAAATCGTATATGCCAAATCGGTTGACATATTCGGGTACAAGAACTTCAGAGTCTTAGCGACAATCACAGCAAGAGAATTTGTATCGGCATAAATTGTCGGCTTCTCGTGCTTGTGCTCGTAAATGTCTTTAAAGAATTCAAGATCGGTTGAGAATACCTTTTCCTCTCCAACCATATCATCATACGACTTCGCTCTAGCGATTACGACGTTTGGCGTTGAAAGCAAATTTTCAACGACGGTCTTGTCAAAATCATATTCATAATCATCAAAATTACTAATGACATATTCACGATTAAGAATAAGAGTTAGAATATCAGGAACAACCTGAACCCCTGCAAAAATATGAAACATAATTATCCTATTATAATAGATTGTGAATATATAATTGAACTACACCATAAAGAAGATTAAAGTCTTGAGACATCCACCTATCTAAATGGAATCCATTAAAATATGGTGTTTCAAATTGTTTTTTAAAATACATCATAGCATCGGGCTTAACACTATGCCAATAATTCATAACCTGAGGCATTGCCAATGCTGTTACTGTGTTTAGTGGAATATCGCCGTCAAAAAGAGGAAACTTCTTCTCAAGGTCATCCTCTACATTGTCCATGCTTAACGTTTGACGTGCCATGTAAATCAGCGTAGAGTCCAAGAAACACCGAATGGTTTCAGACAATTCTGAATTCTCTTTAATCCACCTAATACGCTCTTCCAATGTAAACAAGCATTCATCGTCAGGAATAAGATCAATACCCTTTACCAATGAACCAACGTTCAGAATCTCGTTTGATAACTCTGGGATAACCGAAATCGAACGGCATCTTAAGAAATCATTGAACAAATCTTTCTTTTCGTCATAAGAAAGCCTATCCACATTTCCCAAAGAGACATGCAAGCGAGTATTACAAATATATGTCGAAAGTTTTGCTGATAAGTTTTTATAACTCTCTACAGCGTCTATGACAGTAAACTCTTCTTCTTTAATCTTATCTTGATTTGATAAGGCTGTCCACAAAGCATTGGGAGACAATGGCAACGAGATTAATTTATTCGATTCCATACAAATTATATTATCTTCTAGATCTTGACGAATGACTAGAGTGTTCAGAGTGCGTATTATACGTTAAAGTAACAGTATTATTCTTTAGCGCATTCCATCTATTATATAATGCAGACATATCCATCGATTGAATTGGATTTGGCGTTGGTGGATAATAACCACCGAAAGATTGGCGATAATTGTTATTCATCGCCGCGAGTCTTGTTTCGTCCGCTGTCGTTCTTACAGAGCCGTTTGTAGTCCACGTTAGAATCCTACGGCAATTTCTTACGTTTGTAAACAACTGTGTCATAGACGCAAGATTATTAACGACAGTACTCGCTCTAATTGGGTTACTATCGGAGATATTACCAACACCAACTGATGGTTTTTGACCGAAAAGAGATGCACTAGCGTAAGAAGGCACATTCCCCGAATGCCATGACGGGGAAATTCTATTTGCAACCTGACTATTGAATTGATCTACAATACTTTGTCTATTAATAAGACCCATTTTCTAACTGTCCACGCGTATTAGTTTAAGTATTTAGACCGTTTTTGCTAGTAAAATTTGGTCTCTCCAATAGGACTCGAACCTATAGTCTACAGATTAGAAGTCTGTTGCATTTTCCAATTATGCTATGGAGAGATTGGCAGGAGCAAATGGAGTCGAACCACTATCATCTGAGTCAGAATCAGATATACTACCATTATACTATGCTCCTACGCAATTGATTATTTGCCTTACGGGAAGCGTCCCAACTCTCCTTGTCACGGTGTTCTGACGATCAACTCAGTCCCGCAACGTATAGTAATGACAGTTTCCATACAACTTATCCGTCGGAAGTATCCGAAATTTCTACGCGGATATATCACATGTTTACCATTACCTTCGGCATTCAAGTATCTTCCCCACCGCTCACATAGTCATGTGCCGATATTTCAATCGGATCTGAAAGGCAAATAATCAATTGTAAAAGAACGACGTGATCTTTCAATCGCGTTTATTATACATTATTTCAGGTCAAATGTCAACCTTATTGGTGGACGGGGACAGAATCGAACTGCCGACACGTGGATTTTCAGTCCACTGTTCTACCTACTGAACTACCCGTCCAAATTTTGGCAGGGATGGATGGATTCGAACCACCATCAAAGGTTTTGGAGACCCCTATGTTGCCATTAACACCACATCCCTTTAAATTCTTACTTCATCGCTTTGTCAAGTTCGCAGTAAGAGATTTTAATATATTCGCGTCCCTCAATCTCATTCTTGGTGAGAAGTTCCTCTGGGCACAACTCATAGACTTCCTCGCCCATCGTGAATTTCGAGCAAACCAACACAACTCGGCAATATTCCTTAATCGGTTCAGTCACCTTCTTCAGATTCATAACCCGATAGGAGACAAGCAACAGCATATTCGACAAAGGCTTTTCTGCTTTAAACAGACCATTGTTGAGGTTAACCGTTGCGTGTTTCATCAATGCTCTCATTTTTATCTCCACTGTTCTTTTCTCAACACCCTCATTATACATGAGTTCATGAACGATGCAAGACCAACTGAGAAATCATTTGACGAAAATCAAAGTCAATGTTCGCTTTTTAGAATCAAAGTTCGCTTTCGCTACGTTCAATGTCTCTAATCGCGTCCCTTAGTTTGTCCATAAGAACCTTAGCCTTCTCATCGTCATATGTTCTAGAAGTTGACTTGAGAATATTCAAAGCGAGAACCATTGAAATCAGTTCATTCTTATCAAGGGCAACCAAAACCGTTGAATCCATATTTACAACTTTTATCGTTAAACCTTCTCATTATATAGTAGATCGACTATTTTACCGAGTCGTTGGTTCTCTTTCTTAAGACGCTCGTTCTCTTCTTTCAATCGGTGAATCTCTTCTCTGTATTCCTGTATCTTTTCCTTTAACTTGAGAATGCTTTCTGCCAATTCAAAAAAGTCACTAGCAAACTGTGCCATATCTTCACTTCTCATTTGCGTTTTCCTTTTCTACAATAGTTTTGATGGGTGATCCAAAAATGCTTTCAAATGTCCATTCGCCCTTCTGATATCTCTTACCATACACCGTAATACCATCGTCGGATCTTTCCAAAAGCATATCGTTTAGAACCGAAAGAACGGGATTGGCAAGAGAGAAGTACATCATATTGTTGCCATACTTACCGTTAAAGCAAATTACAACCCTTCCACTATCATCCCCAATGCCAGCGAAAGTTTCGATATCCAAATTTTCAGAATGAGCATGAATCCCAGAAGAAAGACCTTTAGCCCAATCGAATCTTTCGTTCTTCAACTGAGAATAAAAGGAACTATAGAGAGAATCATAGATTCTTTCCCATGCCGTCAAATCCTTTGTCTTTTCACATTGAAGAATCTTTAGATCAATATTGGCTTTAAAGTCTTTTAGGGTTTCTTTTGCATTTTGAGGTAAGCCAATCGGAGTCTCCAAAAGCATGTTAATCAATTTGCTGAAGATTTCTGCATCAGTTTTTGAAATCTCAATCACAGTATTTGCTCCTATTCTGTATCATCTCTCAGAAAAAGTGCTAAGGAATTCCGAGAACGTCCCAGCACTAACAGCAACGGTAAGAGAAACACCCTCACTTTCGAGGTGGATTTCACGAAGAACCGTTCCATTGCTTACACGACGTAGAGCGGTAACAAGGAAATTCTCGCCATGAATGATAATGCCGTCATGCGTCTTCACAGAGTCTGTTTTCCTACGGTTGATTTCCAAACCGATATAGGTAACAAGATCGTTATTGTCAACCATAACCACCTTCTCCTTTAGAGAGCAAACAGCCGACGAAGAATGTTCTGAATCTTCGAAGTTGTACGGCTATAGAACTTGTCGTTGAAGTAGGAAACGCTGTGAGTTGCCATATCGATCTTGGCAATGACCGTTGCATACGACATGACAACAAACTGACCGCCATCAATCCACCCCGTGACACTGTTTCCCGTAAACGGCTTGAAGTAGGAAATGAGGGTGGGGATCTGCTTGTAAGTGGCGCGAATCATCATTTTATCTCCTTTGAAAACCGTTCCATCTCAACCGAACAAGAGAATTATACGGCAAAAATTCTCAATTTGTCAACATCGCAAATAAACTATTTTTCCAATGTTTTCAGCGGTTCTATAGGTCAATACATACATTGTTCGTGGTCTCTAGTGTCAAAATCATCATAGGTTTGTTCCTGATCTGACGATTCAGACTCTTCTTCATCCAAAGATTCCGTGTCTTCCTCAGGCACTTCTTTCTTGGAGTCATAGCGCACAGCCTCTTCGTTGATAGAATCAATTGACATGTTTTTTCCAAAAAGTGCTCACTAATTCGAGCGACACACAGATGATAACATAAAACCATATCTCTGTCAAATGTAAGAATATCACAGAGGTGGTATAGAACTTATGGGGGAGAATTGAAAAAGAAAACCACAGGAAGTTACTTCTTCCTTCTTCTCATGTCATTGTACTACAACGGCATGAGACGTAATAGACTCTATACGATGTGGTTTACAAAAGTATAAATGAACAATACTGCTTAAACAAGTATGCTATCGGACAGACCCGTTTTTAGGTGACTAACATTATCACCCCATGCGTCATTTACCTATTCGGACAGAAACACATGGCACTCTGCTTCTAAATTGGTGGGAATGGAGAGACTCGAACTCTCACGCATAAAGCAGCAGTTTCTAAGACTGCCACGGCTACCAGTTACGTCACATTCCCTTGGATCTAAATTGTTAAAGATGGCGGAAGATGTAGGATTCGAACCTACGGGGCTGTTAAACCCGACAGTTTTCAAGACTGCTGCATTAAACCGCTCTGCCAATCTTCCGTGGTGGGGGTCTAACCTAAACTTTCATCCCCCTAGGGTCAATGATTAAGATCGTACGCTCTTACTCGTTCACTGACAGACGAATTGTTTGGAGGAAGAGGTGGGATTCGAACCCACGGTGCTCCCAAGAGAAACACATCGGATTTCGAATCCGACGCAATAGACCAACTCTGCCACTCTTCCAATTCTAATTTTTTGGCGGAGGTTGAGGGACTCGAACCCACACACGGTAATTAGCCGTATAACGGTTTAGCAAACCGCTCCTGTACCATTGAAGGCAAACCTCCATTACTTAGAATTCTATCACAATCAGAACCTCGTGTCAAATTTCTTGTGAGGGAGGTGAAGATTGCAACAGTCATCCTTGTTCGGGTTGTTATTTAGCCTCCAATAGTCATAGTGGTCGGGAACATCCTCGCACACGCTCACCCTACACATAGGCAAGGCTTGCTTGATTTCTTCCAACTGTTCAATCTTAACTTTAAGAGGAAGGTGGTTGTACCCTCCGCTCTTCAAAGTATGCTGAGACAAATCCGCATAATCCTTGAACCATTGTTCGATCCAATGGTTTGTACGGAGAAACTCAACCAAGACCTTTGACCCATCTGTAGCAAACAACTTCACATAGTCAAGATCGATGCTTCCCTTTAGATAGGGAGAAAGCCTCAAGCAAGCATCAAACCCATAATGTGACAGTTTCTTCCACGCCTCCAAGCGCTTTGATGAGAGAGATGCTCTTTCGTACTCCAGCGCTTTCTTATCATCCGTATTGGTAACCGTCAACTGAATGTGCGCCAAATCCTTGTCAAACACGTTCATGTACTTCTCTGTGCTTACGAGATGGCTCTTTGTAACGATCAAATAGTGGATTCTGCGCTCGTTCAGCAACTTGATGGTCTCATAAGTCACGTTGTACTTGGACTCACATGGCTGAAAGCAATCCGTCATGCCCCCAAGGCGAAGTACAGTTCCTGCCTCGACATGGTTCAACTTTCTTTCGATCTTCTTAATATTTGCGACAGAGGGGTTATCAGGATGCCATAACTTTCTAAAATCTAAAAGTGACTTAGCATAGCAAAATTTACAGTCATGATAGCATCCGCAACCGTAAGTGTCAAGTCGCGTTGTATACTTGCAAAGAGTCCCTTCGTTTTCCGTCTTTACCGTCTTATAAAATGATCCGAATTCCTTGGGCTTTTCCGCGTTTTCGTTGACTATGTCAATCATTCAAATCTCCTTTGATTTACGATATACTATTTTAGGAAAACAAAAAGGGCGTTCTTTCGAACACCCTTCAGTCATGTTAAAGACTTTTATCAGGACTTAGCATAGAAGGTCTTGATGACGCTTCCCTTGTCGTTATAGACATATGCTGTATCTTCGCGTTTCACGGTTACCGTAGTTCCCGTAAACCCCAAGAGCATGCCATTGTTCCCGATATAAATGCACTTAACGATTTGTCCACGTTCATTATAAACATGAACTTCAGTACCTCTTTGGATAACCGCAGAAATCATCGCTTTCTCCTAGTATATCACATATTTAAGAAAAATGCGAATTTCTCTCCAATGTTGACGCATACTTTGCAATACTGTCAACCTTGTCCTTCACAGAAATCTCTTCAAGTTTTTCCAAATGATCGAGTTCCTCCTTAATAATATCACGAAGGTTCTTAAAGAAATCCCCAAGGTTCATAAAATAGATGCTTTCAAAACCTTCGATTGCTTGCAAAAGAAGATTATTCTTGCTCTTAAGGCAGAAAATATAAAGCAATGCATCAATCCACGTAGGAAGATCAAGAGATCCGTCAGAAGGATGCGACATACTGCGTTCAATATACCAAAGAGCCTTCTTAAGATCCTCAATAATGTTGTCGGGGTTCTTAGACTTGTAACGGCAAACGTACTTGATGGCGTTGCCTCTACAGAAGTCAAGATATTCACAAACATCGATTGGTTCAATGACAGATGAATTGTCTGTGTAATGAACAGGATGATCTACCATATTATATTCAACAGATGCAGAGGAGGAATTCTCGCTCATTTTTTCTCCTTTAAAATGTATTACTCATTCATGATGCGTTCAAATTCAGCCGTGAGAGGCTGGAAAGAAACAAACGGATGATGCTTAGTCAGATAGTCATCAATAAGATTCGTTTCCTCGTTAAGGCTTTCACTGAACACAAACGGTCTGCCCTTAATCTCAGAACAGAACATCCCATCCTTGCCAAACATCGGCTTACCAAGAACATTCTTGACACCGTAGCCAGGGTAGGAATTATCTCTCTTAGAAGTACCCACAAGGTAATACTTTCCTTCCTTCACAGAAGAGAACGTAATACTGTCCTGATCGTACTTTTCCCCGAGTTTCTTTAGAACCTTGAGAAGATCACCCTTTCCCTTGTGGTCGAAGACGATCATGCTCTTTTCCTTAACCTTCTTAGCGTCAGACGTTCCGTAGTTTTCAATGTACGTACCATCGATTTCGGTTACGGAGTACCCACCAGCGACAAGCAACTGCCGAAGTTCGCGGTGTCGCTTCATGTTCTCATTCTTATCAAACTCCCCTCGGAAAGCAGAAATAGTTCCACTATCATAATCCTTATACTTCTGATAAAGTCGGGAAAGGGAGGATTCCACAAGAATCTCCTTTGTGTAATCAGAAAAACTCTTTACATATTCACTCATGTTTACCTCTGTTTTTAAACGAAAAATTCATCGAAAATGTTACTTTTTGCATAAGTATTAGCAATTCTTTCCTTAGCATACGCGATCTGATTTTCGGAAATCTCAGATCCAAGATATTTTAACCCCATCATTTTGCAAGCAACAGCCGTAGTTCCTGACCCCATAAAGGGATCGTAAACGACAGCGTCTTTTGGTGCAAACATCCCAAGCAACTGCATGCAAAGATCCGTAGAGTAGGTTGCCCTGTTCAGAGCAAAGAACCCGTCGTTGTTTTTGGCATTGACAATTTTTAAGGTGCTTCCTCCATCAACATCGTACAAGTTAGTATGGTAGAACGTATCATACTCCCCTTTTCGACAAAATGCAAATACGAATTCCCATGTTCGAGTCAGACGATTGGGAGACTCGTTGTTCGGTCTTGCACTTCTCTTTTTCCAAATGATCGTATCAGCAATCTCAAAATTGGTATCCTCAACAACAGAGGCAATCGCTCTGAACATACATTCAGAATTCTCTGCACTGTAGGACATGTTGTAAAGAACGACACCGTTTTGCTTTAGAACCATATCGAATCCATTAAATAGATCGATAGTGAAGTCACAGTATTCTTCGTTCGTTAGATTGTCAACGTGAACGTCATAAAGGATGCTAGACCTTTCATCCTTGTTTAAGTCTATAATTCGTTTCTTCCCTGCATGACGATTGGTGTTGTAGAAGGGACTTGTGAGAATAACATCGATACTTTTCTCATCGATATTTTCTTGCATCGTCTTTATGCAACTTTCGTTATAAATTTCATTCAATCTCATTTCTAGTCCAAAGGTCAAAATCAAATATGCCGTTTAAATTGACGAGAAGGTATCTAGGTTCAACGAAAATTGGTCAGGTGGTATAACCCCACTACCTAGTACCCTAGACTTCAATGTAGAGCGTTTTGATCGATTTTTCGAAATTTGATTTTCTTCATCAAAAGTGACATCGAACACATTACTCGATTCGATAGAGTAGATTTCTAGAACTTTTTCGAGAAATTCATTGGAAGAAGAACTTATCATAAAATTAAAAATATTTTCATACAAAAGTTGACCCGTAGGTCTTGCACTAACACTCTTCTTATTCATGAAAAAGATCTTTGACTCAGACTTTCTGCAAAGAACAAATATAACATCTATGGTATTAGTTTCATTGTTAGGGATCTTAGAAACAATTACATCCATTACTGTAAAGGGTGTTTGCTCTACAATGAACTTCAAAGTACGGAATGTTTCATTGGTTCTTCTACCATGAATACTTAAATTCAATAAAACACACCCGTTCTTTTTCAAAAGAGAATCGAGGGTTTCAATTCTTTGCTTTAAAGATGATGGATTATTGCAACAAGACTCATCAAAGTTTTTTGCTATAATTACATCTATGGATTGTTCATCTTGGATGTTGCTCAATTCTTCTTCTCCTTAAAGTGTCAAACTTATTTTACCATCTTTAGAGAAAGAAGTCAAGGTATGTGTGTGAGAACGTAGCGGAGCGAAGCGTAGCGGAGTGATCAAACTCGGAGCGAAGCGGAGAGTTTTATAATCTCACTTTAGATATTAGGGAAAACCCTCAAAAAGTGATATAAATAAGATTTAATTCTTTTTAATTAATTTAAATTTAATTAAATCTATTTTAATTAATTAATAGTATTTAAATTAATTTAATATTATTTAATTTAATTATATTTAATATATTAATTATATTTAATATTATTTAATATTATTTAATATATTTAATTAATATATTATATTTAATATAATATTATATATTATATAATATATTATATATAATAATATAACGCGCGTACGCGCACGCGTATTTAGCATTTTCGTTTTTCCCTCACTTTTCGTCAGTTGACAACCGTCCTTAACTATGGTACAATACCTCAAAATGTAAGGATGTTGCTATATGGCTACAATAGACGAAATCATCAACAATGCACTGTCAGATTGGGAACAGGACTCAAACATTGACAAGTCTGAACTCATCTCAGAGTGTCAAAAGACTGCACTGATGCATTCAAAATACCTTCGTTTGCTTACTTCTTTGAAGAGTGAATTGATTGACTACGACATCAAACTCAATGAGATGAGGGAAGCGCGTAAGTTGTACTTTCAAGGGAAGATGGGTAAAGAAGACCTTAAAAAGTACGGATGGGAACAGTACCAATTCGCTTCTGCTACCAAGACCGAGGCAGAGAAGAAGGCTGAGTCTTCCCCCGAAGTCATCAAAATTAAGAGAACCTACTGCAAGATTCAAGTTGCTATTGAAACACTCACAGAAATTCTCAAGGGCGTTACAAGCAGAGGTTATTATATTCGAAATATGATCGATATGAAGAAATTTAACGCAGGAGACTACTAATGGATAATCTAAAGGCATCTAATCTTCGAGTTAAGCAGAGATTGGAAGATAATGGGTTGGAGGATGTTATTTTCTTCACGGATTATTCCTATGAAGACGCTATTATCGGTGTTTCAAATGATAATCGATTAATTTATGATTATGAGAAAATGGTCTATTGGCTTGTCAAAAACACAGGAATGACACAAGAAGAAGCCACGGATTGGATTGATTATAATACTCTAGGAGTGTTGCATGGCGACAATTCTCCTATTATCATGTATGGATTGTTTTAATGGCAACACTCTTTTTAAAGAAAATTAACGAAAGTCTCTATCACGTTTATTCGGATGACCAAGGGGGAATCCTTCGTGAGTTGTCCGATTACTACTCTTTCCTAGCACCCGGGGCACGGTATGACAAGCGTGTTCAGATAGGAATATGGGACGGAAAGATTCGTCTTGTCAACCTTCGGGAGAAGACCATTCCGAGCGGATTGATTGCAGATATCGAGAACTTCACAAGCGGAAACGGCTATAACCTTGTGGATGAAACTCTTCCCAAGGATCGAAACGTTTCCGACAATCAAGATGATTTTGATGAATGGCTAAAGAGTTTAAAACTTCCTTTCGAACCCCGTGATTATCAGTATAAAGCCGTTCGCGATGCGATTAAGGATATGCGGTGCATTCTTCTCAGCCCAACGGGAAGCGGAAAGTCTTTGATCATCTACCTTCTCGTTCGGTGGATGCTGAGATTTGACCGAAAGACCGTTATCATTGTCCCGTCTACCTCTCTTGTCGAGCAGATGATAAGCGATTTTAAGGATTATTCTAAGAACGATGATTCTTTTGATGTGGATAGCGTTGTCAAGGGATTGTATTCAAAGAGCAAGTGTGATCCTTACGAAGAAAAGGTTGTGATTGCTACATGGCAGTCTCTGATTCGCTATGACTCAAGTTTGTATTCCTCTTGGGACTGTGTGATTTGTGACGAATGCCATCAGGGAAAGGCAAAGTCCATTCAGACGATCATTGGAGGCGCTGTCAATGCACCTTTCCGATATGGTCTTACGGGTTCTTTGACAGGTGAAAACGTCCACTATTTCGTTCTTATGGGAAGTTTTGGAAAGGTACATCAGGTAACCACGACTCTTAAACTCCAAAAGAAGGGGGAACTCAGCAATCTTAAGATTTACATGATTACTCTTTCGTATCCCAAGGATGAAAACGAGGAATTTTACCATAATAATAAAAAGGATTGGATGGCAGAGGTTGAGTATCTGTCAAAGCATCCCCTTCGTCAGAAGTTCATGCGGAATCTTGCTCTCGCTTGCAAGGGAACGACGATTCTTTTCTTCAATCTGAAAGAGCATGGTTGGAGACTCTACGAAGACATTAAAGCCAAGGCTGGAGACCGTCCTGTTTTCCACGTTGATGGGGATACGAGCGCACAGGAAAGAGAAAAGATCCGTAACGCTGTTAAGGATAACAAAGATACAATCCTTGTCTTCTCTCAGGGAACTTCTGCTGTTGGTTTGAACATTCCGTCAATCCAAAACGTTATTCTCCACAATTCTAAGTCGAGGGTGAGGAATCTTCAGTCAATTGGTAGAGGTCTTCGTTTGGATGATCAAAAAGATGGCTGTCGGGTTTATGATATCGTGGATGACATGTCTTATCGAAATCATAAGAACTACATGTTAAAGCATGCTCTCGAACGTTTTAACCTTTATATGAGCGAAGGGTTTGATGTCATTAGCAAAACTGTTTCAATTCCATCCCAAAAGCCCGTCAATACGTTTGATAAGGAAGGGAATTTGACAAATGCTAATTCCAATGGTATAATTGCAGAAAATAAAACTTAAAGTGAGTTAAACCAAAATGGCGGAATATGACTATTACAACGACGATGAAGAAAACATCGAATTAGTTCTCGAAGATAAGCCTGAGAGCGAAGAAACAGATGAATCGAAGGATGCATTTGATGAGTCTCCAACCCCTTCTATGGAGGATGAAGTTGGGGAGATTGAACGTCTGAAACGTTATGGTCTTTCTACAAATGAAAATGGCTTCTACTGTGACAATAAGAAGTTCTATGAAGCCATGTGCGACTATAAGCAGAAAGTCTATGCTTATCGGGAAGTTCACGATAAATGGCTTGCCGAGAGGGAAGCAATTCGCATACATGATGGGCTTCCCCCTGAGAAGAAGACAAAGGTTTCAGATGAAGTGAAGGCGAAGTCAGAGGAACTTTCCAAGAATCTCACAGAAGAGATGAAGCAAGAGTTTCTTTCACATCCTGAACCCTCTAAGCCAATCATTCCTGACTACGTGGCAAAGTGTATTCTCGCCATTGCCGTGCATCTAAGTTACCGTCCAAACTTCAACGGTTACACCTACAAAGAGGAATTCATTGCTGACGCGATTGAGAATTGTGTGAAGTACATTGACAATTTCAACGAGCAGTATGCAACGAAGAATCCTTTTTCTTACTTCACGACGATTTGCTGGCAAGCGTTCATCCGAAGAATTCAGATCGAAAGAAACCAATCTGTGGTAAAGGGTAGGCTCATTAAAGGCATGACTATGGATAATACCATGGTGATTGATGAGGATGTTGATAAGCAGATCCTTGATGATACCATGAGAAACAACCATCGGTTTGTTGCCATTGCTGAAGAAGAAGAGCGCAAGATGGCAGAGAAGGAGAACGAGAAGAAAAAGGCAAAGGAAGAGAAGAGAAAACGGGTGTTCAGTAATACGCCGTTCGCTGAATATTTTTCTTAGGATCGTATCGTGACCGACTACAACTTTATCGACAGTAAATTTTGGGAAGACTTCCTTAAGAAGGATGTTTCTGAACAGTTAGACGTTGTATGCTCTGAGGTTTCAAAGAATCCATCCGTTTTCTTTAATGCATACTATCCTTTATATGTCGAGAGGGAGTGGGATCTTGTTTCAATCACGTACGATCCTACGGATGGATCAATAAGGACAATGACTTCCCCAACGGTTAAAGAGGTTTATAGGAGTGTTGGGGAATTTATCAAAACCCCTTACGGGAACATGGTGGTTGGATTCTTTCTCAACACATTCATGCTATACAATCCCGAAACCCTCGTAGATCAGTTCAAAGCATGCTTGGATGCTCATTTGCTTTAGGGGATAAGGTGTGGTATAATAGTCCTAAGATCATTTTAGAAAAACGACTATGAAAATTGCCATTTTAGGAGACCTCCATATCGGTGTTAAAAACTCAAATGACTCTATGATGTTTCATCAACGTAGATTCTTTGAGTTTTTCTTTGACTATCTTGAAAAGAATGGTATCACGACTGTTTTTCAGTTGGGTGATATGTTCGATCAGAGACGGCAGATCAATCTTAAGGCTCTAAGGTTCGCTCAGGATGTTATCTTTGACAAAATCTCTGAGAAGAACCTCGATTTTCATACGCTAGTTGGGAATCACGACATCTACTATAGAGAAACCCTTGACATTGATTCGGGCGGTTTGCTCTTGAAGCCGTACAAGAATATCCACGTTCATAAGTCCCCAGAAACCGTAGAACTGTATGGCAAGACGTTTGACTTTATCCCTTGGATCTGTGAGTCGAACAGAGATGAATGCTTGACGTATATCAAAAACTCTAAGAGCAACTACTGTTTTGGGCATTTCGAAATCAACGGATTTCTTATGATGGGTATCGAAATGACAACGGGGTTGTCTCAAAACTTGTTCGCCAATTATGAGAGTGTTTTTAGTGGACACTTTCATAACAAGTCAAGGAAGAACAACATCCTTTACACAGGAACACCCTATGAATTGAATTGGGGTGACGCTATGGATAAGAAGGGATTCTATGTTCTCGATGTTGATACAGGTGAGACGGAATTCATCGAAACCCCTTATAAGGCTTACTTTTACGTTCGCTATGATGAGGTGAACCATTACTATACGGATGTACAGAAACTTGATTTGGAGAACACCTTCGTCAAGGTTATTGTCAAGAGCAAGATAGAGCCATTCCGTTATGAGATGTTCCTTAAGGCTATTGGAGATAAGAAGCCTTTTGAAGTGCGCATCATTGACGAAAATGTAATGGAGTTGACAGAAGATTCTGAAAGTGGTAACATTAATATTTCCGATATTACGGAGTTGATAAAGAGTTATATCAGAAGTCAGGAAGGCATTGATGACGATTCAAAGGAAAAGTTATGCGCTTTCATGATGGGACTTTATACAGAATCAATTCAACAGAAGACTAAGGGCGAATAGTCTATGAATATTATTTTTAAAACCATTCGTTTCAAGAATTTCCTCTCTTATGGCAATGCCATGACCGAGGTGCAACTGAATAAGGTGCAGTTAACCTCAATTGAAGGTCAGAACGGGAGCGGTAAAACATCCAT